TGCTGTCTATCTTCTTCAGATATCTTATCATTGTTCATTACACTGACTAGACGTTGTTGTTCAAATGTTTCTAAATTTTGATTGTTAATAGATTCAAAATTGCTAGGTTGTATCTTAATTTTCATTCCTTTGTATTCAATTTCATTATCGAATCCGCTTATATCAACTGGCATATCTAAAAATTGCCTTAAATCAATTTCATAATTATCTTCATTGCTACATTTTGGACACTTGCTTCTATACTCCATGTTTTCGCCATAACTGGCTATCCGTATTGCTATAAGCACAGAATCAATATCAACAGATGGAACACTCCATGGATCCTTGATATTTGGACAACAACTGTTTATCATATCAGCAACAGCAGAGCCATTCATTAGTGCATCAGGTGTATTGACTGCAATTTCGTCTTTAGTACTCATTGGTAATATAGGAATTTCTCTATTTTTTGGCATGTCCAATGAACCTGGTGGGTAAAACTTACCATCGCTAGGCAACTTAAGATAAATTGCTGGCTGTCTCATATACTGCATCAATGGATTTGCAGACTTTTGCATCTGCGAAATTTGTTGAGGATCCATTTGAAAATTTTCTGGTACATCTACCATTTTTTACTCCAGATAAATATTACTATATATTAGTATTTATATACGCATATAATAGGAGAAAAATTTGCCTGTAATTAACGTACCTGGTATAGGAGATGTGTTTGCAGATGGTTTTGCTGAAGAACAAACCATGCAACGTATTCTTGCTGTTTTACAAAATCAGGCGGACCCAGGTCCAAACCAGGCAACTGGGTTTGCGGCTCAAACAAGACAAACACAAAACAAAATTAATCAATTGGGCACTGCCGCAAATCAAACTGCGGAAAATCTAACACAAACATCTGCAAATTTAACTAGAAATAATAGATTACGTAGTCAATATCTTGCTCGTTTTGGTAGAGATTTACAGACCGTAATTACTAATCCACTACGTGGTTTTATTAGTACTCTAAATACTACAGGCGATGGATTAGTAGATTTTTTAGGTAAAAATGGAGCGTTTGCTTCGGTAATTGGTAAAATTGCTTCATTTACATTGAAAGGACTTGGTCTTGCGGCAGGTTTTTTAACAGAACGTTTTTTTGACACTTTAAAAACTTTTGACAGTCTGCAACAAGCAGGTGGATTGTTTTCTGGTAGTATGCTACAAATGAGAACTGCGGCTTCATCGGCTGGTTTAACTTTATCACAATATAGTAAAGTTGTCGAAAGTAGCACTAGAGCAATGTCGATGTTTGGTGGTACAACACAACAAGGAGCCTTAGAATTTTCCAGAGCGAATGGCAGAGTAATTAGTGAACAAGGAAGACTTTTATTAAATTTAGGTTTTCAATTTGAAGATATAGGAAACATGACTGCAGAATTTATAGCAATGTTAGAAGAATCAGGTACGAGATTAGGTACTTTTGGATTTGATACTAGCACAGTTTCAAGATTAATAAGAGATCAAGCAGTACAATTTAAAACACTAGCGGCATTTACAGGAGAAACTGTAAAACAAGAACAAGAAAAAGCAAAACAAATGCGAAGAGATAATAAAGTTGCGGCGGCTTTGGGTAACTTAAATGCAGAACAACAAGTTGAAATTCGTGGATTAATAAGTGCATTTCCACAATTTCGTCAACTCATACTAGAAACAGCGGCTTTTGGTGGACCAGCGACACGACAAGCAGGCCAACAAGTTGCACTAGCACCCACGTCTACAAGATTGTTAATTGAACAGATAAGAGGTGTAAGAAGTGGTAATTTTACAGCCAATGTTGCAGATAATTTGCAACAAATGACCGCAATGAGAAACGCTATTAGTCAAGAATTTGGTGGTCAATCTCAACTATCACAGTTAGCAATACTAGGACGAGGAGGAGCAATTTCTGATTTAGCACTAGGTATGCAGGTAGAACAAAGGGACTTAGTAGCAAAATTAAATAACAGATTAATAGATAAAATTACAAGTGATGTAGAGAGGATTACACAAGGCACAGATAAGTTTACACAAGCAATTATAAATGCTGGGTTGGCAGTCCAAGATTTCAAAGTAAATGCAGATAAACTAATAACTGATGCATTCGGTACGACGATTGCAAATCTAATACCACAAGGAATACAAAAAATAATCGAAGCCTTTTCAAAGGTATTAGATTTAACAAGTGCAGTAGTCAATACTCAAGGCATGGACGTTTATTTACCTGGTGCTGGCAACTTAAGACTTATTGATTTTAGCGGTGGCGCCACATCAACACCACCACCACCTGATAATACAAACAACACAAATTTACCTAACGCTATGACAGGTGGCACCACTGGTGCTAATACAACTGCAACTACAACTACACCAGATAACATGTCAACTATATTACAAGATGGTTTAAAAGCCTTAATAAAAGAACAAAAAGAATCAAATACACACTTAAGAAAAATTGGTATAGCAACATAATTGCTTTTTTATATTGATAAATAGTTAATTATATGCTAGAATAGAGATATTATGAGTTGGAAAAAATATTTTACAGTAGTAAACAACACAAGTCCGTTAACAAACACTAGTGGTAGCAATGGTGATGGTGCAAAATATAGCCATTACAGTAGTCATTTGCCTGAAGTTTATGTAGGACATCCTAATCGTACAGAACGTTATGGGCAGTATGAAACTATGGACATTGATAGCGAAATAAATGCCGCTCTTGATATATTAGCAGAATTTTGTACACAAACAAATAAAGAAAATGGCACAGTTTTTGACTTGCACTTTCATGAAGAACCAACTGAAAGTGAAGTTGAAATAATGAAAAAACAACTAATTAGTTGGAACAATATTAATGACTTTGATAAACGTAGTTTTAAAATATTTCGTAACATTCTAAAATACGGTGATCAGTGTTTTATTAGAGACCCAGAAACTTTTGAATGGTTTTGGGTAGAAATGGGCAAAGTAACCAAAGTAATTGTTAATGAAAGTGAAGGCAAAAAACCTGAACAATACGTTATAAAAGATATCAATCCTAATTTTGAGAATCTCACAGTTACAGCCAATACCTATAGTGATTACACTAAACAGGGTGATATGTATAAAAACAGAGGATATATCCAACCTAGTAATATATATGACGGAGGTGGAGCAAGTGCGGCAACAGGTCGTTTTGATAGAGCATTGAATGAAAAGGCTATTGAAGCGGAACATGTTGTACACTGTAGTTTAACAGAAGGTTTAGATCCTAATTGGCCATTTGGTAATAGTATTCTCGAACAAGTTTTTAAAGTATACAAACAAAAAGAATTATTAGAAGACGCAATAATAATATATAGAATACAACGTGCACCAGAAAGAAGAGTATTTAAAGTAGATGTTGGTAATATGCCTAGTCATATGGCAATGGCATTTGTCGAAAGAGTGAAAAACGAAATACATCAACGTAGAATACCTAGTAAAACTGGTGGCGGTGTAAACATTATGGATACAACTTACAATCCGCTTAGTACTAATGAGGACTACTTCTTTCCGCAAACAGCAGAAGGAAGAGGCAGTACTGTTGAAACGTTACCAGGTGGTACTAATTTAGGCGAGATAGATGATTTAAGATACTTTACTAATAAATTGTTTAGAGGTTTACGTATACCTAGTTCTTACTTGCCGACAGGGCCAGATGAAAGTGCCGCACCGTATACAGATGGAAGAGTTGGAACTGCATTGATACAAGAAAAACGTTTTAATGAATATTGTAAAAGACTTCAACGATTAATAGCAAGTACTTTCGATAGAGAATTCAAAATGTTTCTAAGATGGCGTGGATTTGAATTGGATAATTCATTGTTTGAATTAAGATTCAATGAGCCTGCAAACTTTAGTAGTTACAAAGAAATAGATTTGGATAGTGCAAAAATTAACACATTTACTAGTTTAGAACAATATCCATATCTTAGTAAACGTTTTCTTATGCAAAGATTTCTTGGACTTACAGAAGAAGAAATGGTCGCAAACACAAAATTATGGCGTGAAGAAAATGACGGTGTTGATGTTACTTCTGAAATGCCAAGTATGCGTAGTGTTGGAGTGACTGCTGGAGGTTTAAGCACAGATTTAAATCAATTCGGAACTGACGAAACACCAGGAGAGGAAGCAGACGCACCTGAAGGCGGAGAGACAGGAGATATAGGTGATGAAGCAGATGCACCTGATACTCCAGAAGAGGAATAAATACGTTATAGGAGAATTCCATGGCGTTCCGTAAACTTTTCTTTAAAAGAGTCAACGACTCACGTAGTAGTTTCGTTTTACAAGAAGGCGATTTAGCAATTGATGAAAGTGATTTTCAACTCTACAGAGGCGATGGAACCACAGCAGGTGGTGTAAGGATATCTAACGATAGTGCCTTAACCGACCTTGCTAG